CCTTGAGTTCCTGTAACCCCTTGTGTTCCGTTTGTACCTTGTGTACCAGTAGCACCTTGTGAACCTGTATCACCTGTAGTTCCTTGAGTACCTGTTGCTCCCTGTGAACCAGTATCTCCTGTAGTTCCTTGTGTACCTGTTGTACCTTGTGTTCCGTTTGTACCTTGAGTCCCTGTTGTTCCCTGTGTACCAGTAGCTCCTTGGCTTCCTGTATCTCCTGTAGTTCCCTGAGTTCCAGTTGCGCCTTGAGATCCTGTATCTCCAGTTGTTCCTTGTGTGCCTGTTGTGCCTTGAGTACCATTTGTACCTTGTGCTCCAGTTGCACCTTGTGCTCCTTCATCTCCTATAAGGGAAATTGAAAAATATAAAGGATCTCCATTACTAATTGTCCAGTTATCTCTATCAATATAAACAATATCTAAAGTTCTCCACGAGCCATTATCTGTTTGACCTGTAATGTAAAATTGGGCTTTTTTATTAGTATTGTTTATAGCATAAAGTGTAATAATCGCTTTATTATCATTAGTAGATTCAGTAAGTGTATCTAAAACAGAAGGTCTACCTAATCCATCCGCATCTGTTTCGCTTACATAAGCTTCATAAGAATTACCTACTATACCTGTAGTCCAATCAATACTTAATCTGATATCTCCACTTCCAGGGTCTGCCGCTGTTGTTGAAGAATCAAAGTCATAAGGTATACCATAAGTACTTATACCATCTGTTCCTGTAGTGCCTTGAGTCCCTGTTGTACCCTGTGTACCAGTTGTACCTTGTGTGCCTGTAGTGCCTTGAGTACCAGTTGTTCCTTGAGTTCCAGTTGCTCCTTGAGAACCAGTATCTCCAGTTGTGCCTTGTGTGCCTGTAATGCCTTGAGTACCTGTAGCGCCTTGTGAACCTGTATCTCCTGTAGTTCCTTGTGTTCCAGTAGCTCCTTGGCTTCCTGTATCTCCAGTTGTGCCTTGTATTCCTGTTGTGCCTTGTGTTCCTGTGGTTCCTTGAGTACCTGTAGTACCCTGAGTTCCTGTTGCACCTTGGCTTCCTGTATCTCCCGTTGTACCTTGTGTACCTGTTGCTCCCTGACTTCCTGTGTCTCCAGTTGTACCTTGTGTACCTGTAGTTCCTTGGGTTCCAGTAACTCCTTGAGTTCCTGTAGTACCTTGAGTCCCTGTTGTACCCTGTGTACCAGTTGTACCTTGTGTGCCTGTAGTACCTTGAGCTCCAGTTGCACCTTGTAACGATAAATCAGTTCTAGTAACTAGATTACCAGATCCGTCGGTTAATAATATTTTATTTTCTGTTGTACCAGTTGGTACTGAAGTTAATTTTGCTGAAGAGCCTGTTATAAAAGTACTAACATCTAAAGAACCTCCTATACCTACATCACCTGCAGAATCTATTGTAATTCTATCTGTAAGTGTTCCACCTACACGAGTTCTTAATCCAAATTTAGAGTCACCATCAGTACCGTCTGCTTGGAATCCAAAGAATCCTGATTGAATATAGGTACTACCATCATAAGCAAAAGCATTTACTGCTCCAATATAATCATTATTAGCAACTGAGGAAGAAGCTGCTGCCGTACCATGTGATTTGAAAAATCGTATGTCAGGACCATCAGAAGTATCATCGTGTTGGGCTACTCTAATTTGTGCTTCTCCACTTGATTCACCAACTAAATCTAATTTTACTTGAGGAGTTGAGGTTCCGATACCTACCCTTTGATTAACCGTATCAATAGCTAATAGATTAGATGAAGTAACTTCTGTATTAGCTCCAACAATAAGGATTTCATTTTCATCTCCTAAATTTCCAAGCTGTAATGCTGAGCCGGTAATGCTACTACTAACATCTAAAGAATTTAATGTAGCGTCTGATCCGCTAACTATAATTTTTTTCCAATTGGGCATATCTACTTTATTAGGTTGGTTACTAGAATATGTCTAGCCCACTTCCCCGAAGGGCCGTAATATAGTTATAAATATTAAGCTTTTTTCTTCCCTCGTGTTTGTTTTTGAGTAGATTCAGGGTCGTTTTGAAGTGCTTCCTCTAAAGTTTTTTGTTTAGCAATTTCTTCATTTTGAATATGATTTTCAATTTCCTGAATTTGAGAAGTTGTTTTATGCTGTAACATAGCTATAAAAGCAGCATCTATACCTGTAATAGGTAAATAATCTAAGGACTTACGTAAAGCTTTAATTTCTCTTAAAGTAAGATCATCTAGGGAGTATATTGTCATGGTTTTATATTTTTAGTCCTCAAATCTACAAAATGTTTTTGGAGTTTCAAAGTTAAATTGTAAAGCGTCTCTACATATTCTCCTTTAAATAATCCGTTTTTTATAGTGACTAAAATAAATTCTAATTCTTTTTCAGATAATTCTACTTGTGTTTTTTCAATAGAAGTAGAGGAGGACTCTGTTTTTTGAGTCTCTCCTCCTACTTGTAAATTTGAAGCTTTAAAGCCCATAAACCTTTTTAATATTTTTTGGAACAATTTTTTTTAAATATTATGAATAAATCCAAATATCTTCACTATCATTAGCTACATATAGATTACCTTTTTTCTCATATCTAGTATCTGGAGCATTTGCACCATTTGGATCATTACCTGCTGTATTTACAACAGCTGCCATAAATGCATCCGGGGTGAATGCTGTATCACTTGCGTTAAATGAACCTGTTAAACCGAAACGAGTGGTAGCTGAATCGAATCCAAATACTTCGCCAATATTTTGGGTACCTTGTTGTATTACTATACCACCATCTCCAGCAGTATTTGAACCAGAAGCCATTAAGATAAATCTATCAGCTACTTGTAATTCTGTAGTGTTTTGGAAGGATGCTGTACCTTGTACAGTTAAATCACCTGTAATACGTGAATCTCCTGTTATAGTAAAGGTAGAACCATCATCTGTAGCAATTGTATTAGCAAATTTATTTGATGTGTTATCCCATTTAACAACAGTATTATCAGTTAAATCAGCAGCACCTGATACTGCTATATTTACAGCAGAAGAACCATCAAAAGAGAAATCTGTTAAACCCCCACCAGCTGTATCTGTTAAAGCATTAGCTAAAGTATCAGCTGTTATTCCTGTTAGTCCTGAACCATCACCTGTGAAGGAACCTGTAAATGAACCTGTAAATTCATTTTCACCTAAGATACCTAAAGAATCAGCAATTTGAGTAGTACCAATACCACCATCTGTTACTTTAATACCTGAAGCTCCAACAGTAATTGTAGAACCATCGTTTTCTACTACAAATGTACCTCCTGAAGTAGTTAAACCATTACCTGCTAATGATCCTGAATCTACTGAAAATGTTCTAGCTGCATTACCATCATAAGCAGAACCGAATAATCCATCACCTGGGGTTAAATCAGCTAAATCGATATTTACATCTCCAGTAAATGAACCACTGAAGGAACCTGTAAAGCTATTTACACCAATTGTACCTAAAGAATCTGCAATTGCATCTGTATCAATTCCACCATCTTTAACACTGATGGTTTTAGCAGCACTACCATTATAAGTTGTACCTGAATCTAAAGTTAATGTTGCATTATCAACTGTTAAATCATTTAAATCACTACCTAGTGAAATACCACTAATAGTAGAATTTGCTAATGAAGAATTTGGTACATTATTCAGGGTAAAAGTTAAAGTATCAGTACCTGCGTTTGCTGTAATATTTAAACCTGCTCCTGAACCAGATGCAAATGTTAAATTTCCTTGAGAAGAATCAGCAAATAATTCAGTACCATTGAAAGAAGCTGTTGTAAAAGCGTGCTGTGCTGTTACCGAGGTTATATACCCAGAGTCGTTGTTAAACTGCGATATATTAGATCCTGATACCGCGACTTTTTTCCATGTTGCCATTTGATATATTTATTTAAGTTGTTATTTGATATATTTATTTAAGTTGTTATTTTATTATACATATGATCAAGAAGATACTCCTATCCAAAATTCGTCGGAATTGTATATAATTCCTCCTTCTACTGCTGTAGGTTTACTAGCATATTCTATTAATTGTAAAACCCCTGCACTGTTAACTTTTATACCTTGATCTGTATTAGCATTTTTAATTAAAAGTAAATCTCTTCCTGTTGTGTCTCTTATTTCAAATCTTGAAGCACCAGGGGCTCCTCCTAGTCCTAAATTAGTACCATTAAATCTAAGTTGTGCTTCACCATTGATTACATCTAATTGCCCAGTAGCTGTTAAAATATAATCATTAACATTATTTTCAATAGTAAGGCTAGTACCACCCGTTGCATTAACTGCATAGGCACCAACTTTTAAGGAATCTATAAATCTAACGTTTGCCATTTCTATTTTTTAATTTTTTAATTCTCTTCCTGCACTTACATCTTGTACATTTGAAGCATTGCCCTCTACTTCTCTATTTCTTCTAGTTCTACCATCACTTAGTTTGGTAACATTAGGATCAAATATATCAGAATTAGATACTGCTTCTGTTTGTATTATTACTTTAGATTTAGAGTTAAATTTCTTAATAGAATTTAATTCTTTTTGCATTACTTCTGGGATGATATATCCTCGTAGTCTTATATTAAATGTTCCTTTTACTAACCTATCTTGACCTTGAGTTAATTCTGTAGCAGTTGTAAAACTATCTATAAAAGCTCTAAATTTAAATCTTTCAGGATCACCCCAATAGGCATCAGAAGCATATTCACACGATTCAATTATTTTATTTAATTGTTCCATGTAATATGTTTGGATTATACAACTATATTCTAAAGTGACATAATCAGGTACTGCTACAGCATGGAATTGTTTAGTAGGTATTCTATTGTTTAAAGCTGCAAAATTAGAATAGAAATTTTTAGGATTAAATGCTTTTTGGAATGTACCATATAGATTAGGCATATTAGCATCTAATTTATTTGTAACTGTTCTATCTTTAGTTATAGTATCTCTTTTAATCACTATAATGGGCAACATTACAGCTCCACTTTTATCTCTATAATATCCATCTTTTTGAAACGATTTCCACCTTTCAGGAGCACCATAAATTATAGGAACATTTCTTCTTTGACCATTTTGATATACAAATGGTTTAATTACATTTTTAAAATAATAAAATACTGCTTCATCTAAATCTTGTATACCAATTGTAAATTGTTTAGCTGTATCTCCTTTAAAACTTAATTTAGTAGATCTATTAAAATCAATCCCAGTTTCATTTTCATTAGGGTTTAATTCAGCATTAGGATTTCCCCTATGTCTATCAAATGCATTTTGTAGACCTTTACTTATCTCTTTTTGAGTTTTAGGTATGGGTTTTCTATATTCTGCCATTAAAATCTTTCTTTATAAGGTGATATAGCTACTTTATCTCTTGGTATATAATAAGTATCAACAATAATTGATAAATTTGTCCCAAATAAGTCTAAATCGGGATTTAATGGGTTAGGAGTACCATCTGAATTATTATTAGGATAATCAGGATTTTTACCTGACCAGTATTGATTTGATACTGTGCTCTGCACTCCGTAATAATTTTCTTGATATAGGATAATATCTCCTACTTCAGGTACTACATCAGCATCTACTAAATCATCTCTTAAAAATGCAAAACTAATACCTTGAGCAAAACTTACTTCTTCAGATGATATAGGATATGATTGATCTTCTCTGTTTATTAAACAATCAAATAAGAAGGGACCATTGTAAAATTTTTCACCTGCTGCCTCACCATATAAATTTACTTTAGTTTCTTCTATTTTAAATTTATAAAATGCAGCTTGTTGGGTAATAACATTACCCATAACTTCTCTATTTAAGTGTCTTACCAGAGATACATCTCTCTGTCTTGCAAACATTGCCATATTATCCTATATAAATTACTCTTGGTACTTGTTCTAACTCTTTTAATACTGCATCTGCTTCTCTTACTTTTCTTTCTAGTAAAGAAGCACGAGAATTTTCATCAAAATATGCTCTTAATCTTTCTAATAATGCTGTTTTTTCTGCTGTTGCTGCTGCTAATAAATCTGATTGGTTTAAAGTCATTTCAGCATTAGGTATAGGAACAGTACTATATTTACCACGAACATACCCTAAAATCTCTTTACATATAGCTAAAGTCATTTCAAATATCCATTGTCTACCAACTGAATTAATTAAACTATAAACAGGATTTTGGTATGGCATATTAGATACATTTGTAATTTTATCTTCTGCACAAATTAAAGAAGCATTTAATCTTTCATCTCTTAAAATATATTCAAACCAAAGTTGTCCAGCATTTCCCTCTAAATTTGCATCCCCAAATCCTGAATTAAGGCTTGGTATAGGGAAAATTCTAATAACATTATTATGTACTTCAAAACTATAGTTAGATAATCTAACTTGAGTATTCATTTCAATAGCTTGAATTACTTGTATATCATAATTTAAGGGCATCATTAAATAACCATATCCTCCACCAAATCCTCCTAGTCCCATTAATCCAGCAGCAGCTACACCTCCAAATCCAAACCCATCATAAGGGCTAAGATATCTGGAAGATGCTGGGATTGGTTCTTCATAAAATATTCTTTTAATTTCTATACTACCTGTTATAGGTGGGTTTTGTTCTTCAGCCCATGTTTTAAGATCATAATCTTGTATACTACTAGTTAAAGGAATATTTCCTTTATACCATGGAATATCACCACCAACACCAGCTTCTTCACCATATTGTTCAGATAATCTAATTATAGTTTCAAAATTAGGTCTAACTATAACTTCACTTAAATCTACATTTTCATAGGGAAGTCCAGTAAGATCTAGTACATTTTCTCTAATTAAATAAGCATATAACTCATTTCCATACATTGTTATAGCTTCTTCAAATGCTGTAAATATTGATCCTGTTTGTAATTCAACATCCATCAAAGGATAACCTAAACGAGTAGTTACAAACTTTGCTACTTTAACACAATCAACTTGAAATTCAATATCATTATTATAAAAACCAAAAGCTGTTGCGTTTGGGTTCCAAATTGGATCGCCATCATAAATTGGAATATTCATACTATACCTAGTTTTATTATAAATATGAAAAAAAAGACCTCAAATTGAGGTCTAATATTTTTATTTAAAAAATTTTAATTTTATGTTAAAATAGTATATCTCCAACCTCCATCTAAGTAAACATACATAAAATGTTCACTACCACTTACTACAAATTCAAATGTACCTTCTGGTCTAGTACCTGTTGGGATTGCTGATGAGGTACAACCAATTAAACATGATCCAGAGTTATAAGGAGTATTATCTGCATATGACGCAGATGTTGCACTTAAAGCTGTAGTAGCAAATGATGCAGATGTTGCATTAGATATAGATCCAGATAAAGAACCTGATTCATCAACACCAAATGAACTTGTAGTTGAACCACTTACAAATATAATTGAACTATCACTTACAAATAAATCCCCCCAAGGATTATCTACTGTTCCTAATGTTGAAGATGCCTGACTAGGAATAATACTTCCTGATATACCCATACTTCCACTTACTATTAAACTACTTGAAATAATAAGGGAACCAGTTATTGAATGTGATCCTGTAAAGTGTCTAAAATTATTATCTAGTTCTTCGATTGTTAAAGCTGAATTTTTGCCACCCGAACCTGTTCTAAATGTTAATGCCATTTTATATTAAATTATTTTTATTATAAATATTAAGAGGAACCTACAAGGTACTCTATTCTTATATCTTTATTGTTTGCTTTAGCTTTTATACTATAAAGTGAAGCAAATGAAGAATAATATTGTATATCAACATATCCATCTACTACATAGTCATAATAATTACTACTTTCAAATTGAGCATTAGATAACATCATTGATTTACCTGGATCTAATCTGAATACTCCTTCATCACCCGAGCCTACATCACCTGTATTTGGTGCTTGAGCATCTGGGCTATGTTGAATTAAGTATAAAGAAAGATAATTATCACAATCTAAATTAGTAAATCTTAAATATTTTACTGTATTTCTAACAAATGAACCAGCTACCTGTGAAGCTTCGTTATCAACAAATCTTAAAAGTTCAACTCCTGTTTTTTCCCATTTAGCTGAGATTGTATCAATTCTTCTAGTTAATTGATTTACACCAGGAATTTTGATTTGATTAGTTGCTATTTCTTCATTACCGTTGGGAAGTAATATACTTTCCCGTATAAATACTTCTAATGAACCAGTAGGAGTACATAATGCCATAATTTTGTTTTATTATAAATATGATGTTAGTTCTTATTATTATAAATATATGATCCAGAAGTAGTAATTGATATACCTCTTTCTACTGCTTCTTGATAATATTTTAATAAATCTTCTACAATTGAATCTCTATGGTTAGTAGTTAAAGTAATAGCTTCTAAATTTTTAATTTTTCTTGCTGCTGTATATAAAAATTTAAACCCAGAATCTGATTTTTTCTTTAGATCTGTTTGGTGTGAATCTCCACATATCATCATTTTACTTCTTAAACCAATACGTGAAGTAATCATTTCCATTTGTTCATGAGTAACATTTTGTGCTTCATCTACTATAATCATTGAATCTAAAAATGTTCTACCTCTCATAAATGATACAGGTACAATTTCTATTTTACCATCTTCAATAAGTTTTTCGATTTTAACTTTATCATATAGTTGGTAAAAATTTTGGTATATAGGTTGAACCCAGGGATCCATTTTTTCTCTTAGGTCACCTGGGAGGAAACCTATTTCTTCTTTTGATACTGTAGGTCTGGTGATTATGATTTTATCATACATTCTTCTTAACAGACCATCTAATGCAACATTACATGCTAAAAGTGTTTTACCACTTCCAGCTCCACCTGCTAATAAGGTAATTGTATTTTCGAGTATAACTGCTTTCGCTTGTTTTTGTTCTTCATTAAGTTGGAGTTTAAACTTAATTGGGTTTTTTGGAATTCTCTTAGGACGATACACGTCGTCTGTATGCGGTTTAGACGCCATAGACTTCTTAATTTAGGGGTTATACAAATGATTAAAGCAAACAGTGTAAATACGTTAATAAACGGGTAAATTTTAATATAAGAATATAATGAGATAAGTAGTATACCCATGTAACGTTTGTTAGTTATAAATATGAAAAGGATAAAAAAACCCGGCACAAGGCCGGGTTAATTTATAAAGTATGTTTAAGCTCTAATTATAGAGTATTTAAACCATTTACTTTGATCAATCCATAGAATTCAGGACGTACCATCTTCTTAGCGTAACGAGTCAAGAGACCTTTACGTGGAGTAAACGTATCTGGATCGTATACAAGAGGAGTCATGATTAATGGAATGTATGGAGCAAATACAGCACCAGCTTCTAAGAACTGTCCACCTCTAAATCCTAATAGGATTTGGTTTTCTTTCATGTAAGGGTTCTTATAAACTTTCTGACGGCTGTTAATAGCACCTACTTTTTGTACACCAAAAGCGTAACTTGCTTTAGAAGTATCACCATCTGAATCAGCAGCAAATCCTGGAATAGATTCTAGGATAGTACCTACAGTTGGAGAACATACTAGGAAGTTAGCACCACCTCTAAGAGTTTTCTGGTGGATGATGTTACTTAATTTTTGGATTTTAGTTCCTAAAGTTTGGAACCACTGTCCTTGGCTATTGTAGAAACCTAGGTCTGAAATAGTACCATCAGCACCGTTATCTACGATAGATCTGTTATTTACAGCTGACCATACTTCTGTTCCAGCAGCAGCAGACTCAATCAACATATCTAGGATCTCAAGGTCAATTTCTAGTGAAATGTACTCACTTAAGATAGAAGTTAATTCAGCTTCAGCATCTAGAGCATGGTAAGCGTTCAAGTCTTGTGCGAACTCAGGAGTCCATACAGCTTTCAACTTACGAGTTTTAGCTACGATAGCAGATGATTTCATCTGTACGTTAATTTCTGGGATAGAAATTGGAGTATTTCCTCCGTTTAATGAATTGTTTCCATCTTCGAAATCACCTCTATATTGGTCAGTTGGTTGTACCTGGTAATCTACAGTGTAAGATCCAGCACCACCACCACCTACTTCAGATGAAGAAGAAATTACGAAAACTACGTCAGTTCCTGATACAGTAGTAAATTGAGGTAAAGCAATACCTTCCTCAACTCCAACTCCACCTTCAAGAACAAATGCTCTAGCACCTTCGAAATCAGCATTTTTGTTTGCAAGACTAAAAGTTACAAGTCTGTACTTGTTAGCTGTAGCAGAAGCTGAATAATCAGAATCGAAGTTTAAGTCAGACCAAGAGGCTGTAGTTGGTGTAATAGTTGCTGTTGATGCAGTATTATTGATTGAATAACTAAATCTACCAGCTCCGTAAAGACCACCTGTGTTAGTATTTCCAAATGGATCAGCACCAGCATCACCATACATAGAATCACCACTAGTAAATGGATTCTTAGAAGTTCCATATTGGAAATCTAGGAAAAATACAAGACCAGAAGGTAAGTTCATTGGTTGTACTGATACGAATTCTTGAGCAGCGATCTGTCCAAATACTTTACGTACTAAAGGAAGAGCTACGCCAGCCCATTGCTCACCTACACCAGCAGTAAAGGTACCTTGTGAGGCACTACCACCACCCGTTTGAGAGCTTTCTACTACAAGTTGCTTAGCTTGGTTTTCAAGGATCATTCCCATGTTATTTTTGGAAGCACCTTTCAAACCTTCTAACAAACCTGTTTTTTCCCACTTTTCAGACAATCTAGCGGCATCGCTTTGTACTGAGTGATATGGGTTTGCACTTTCTAATAAAGTTTGTAAACTCATGATTTTAAGTTTTTTTAAGTTTTAATTTTTAATTTTCTTTAATAATTCCAGCTAATTTTTGCATACGCGCAAATGCAGCGTTTTCAACAATTGGCTGTTTAGCCTTAGGAGCAACTCCTGTAGCTTTTGAAGCACTACCTTTTACTTCATTAATTGGGGATTTTGTCATTTTAGATGACATACCTTCGTTTAATGTTTCAAAAATAACTTTTGCTTCTTTTACGGTTGCAGCTTTATCAAAAGCTTTTAACACTTTAACTTTTTTGTCTTCTGACAAATTCTTAGATTTGAAGATTTTGTTAGTGTAAAGTAATTTAGCATTTAGTAAATTAACTTCTTGAAGTTCTTTTTTAAGTTCTTCAATTTCAGCTAACGCTTCTGAAGTCATAGCATCCTGCATAGAACCTACTTTAACATTCTTTTTAAGCCAATCAGCACCTTTAGAGGCGTTTTTCATGACAAAATTAATAATGTTTTCAAGTCCTCTAGCAGCTGCATCTGGATCACCTTCTTCTATTTCCATTTCGGTCATAGCTTGTTGCATAGATCCTTTTTCAACATTTTTCTTTAACCAATCTTTACCTTTTTTGGCATTCTTGATAACAAAGTTAATAATGTTTTCTAGGCCTCTAGCAGCAGCATCAGGATCACCTTCAGTTACTTCTTCTTCATTAATGGCATAAGCAGCAGTTGATTTTCCAACCTTTTTAGGATCTAATTCTTTTTTACTAGCTCCTCTTGTAGGGTTGTTCTTTTCATTCCAGCTTACTTCGTCCATTTCCATGATTTCTTCTTCTTCATCTTCCACTTCGATATCCATATCCATTTCTGATTCTTCATCATCCATTTCCATTTCTTCTCCAGCTTCTAATTCACCAGCTTCTACCATGTCTTTAATTACATCTTCGATAAAAGATTTAAGATCGTCTTCAGTCATGTCTTCTAAATCGATTTCTTCCTCTTCCATTTCACCTTCAGCTTCTTCGTCTTCGCCTTCTTCTTCGGCTTCGTCTTCTTCCTGTTCGGTTACTTCTTCAGATTCTTCAATTTCTTCAGATTCTTTAACTTCGTCCTTATCTTCACCTTCTTCGAGTTCTGCAAGTAATTCGTCAAGATTGATTTCTTCTTCAATCTCTTCTACCTCAGTTACTTCTTCAGTTTCATTTACTTCTTCCATTTTAACATCGTCTTCTTCGTACTTATCGTACCCTTCATCAACGTCGTCTTTATCCATCTCTTCTAACTTAGCAGCTAGCATAGATTTTAAATGTGGAGTAAATGCTTCTTCTAAAGCAGCTTTGGCATTTGCTATAGCAGTTTCTTTTACAGCTTTAGCATCAGCAATTGCTTCTTTAAGCAAATCTCTGTTGTTTGACATAATCGCAAAATTTAAATTTGTGAAATACGGTTATTAGGAACCGTAATAGGGAATATTTTTTTATCGATGCCATATAAGGGATGGCATATTACGGTTATACGTATATGAGTATTTGGGAAAAATATAAAAGCCTTCAAAAAGAAGGCTTAGGTCTAAATCGGTTGAATTTAGAGGGGTTAAGTTATTGGACAAGAACCTTTTGAACAAAGAATTTCTCGTACTATATTATTTACTTTATTGTAATCGTAAACAAATGTTTGTTTTCCTTCATTTAAAGTGTGCATAAATGAACCTGGGTTAGAAGGTGTTGAAACAAAATCCCAACATAATAATTCAAAGTCATCTTGTACTTCCATTACGTTACCATTTTGCTCTAACGATCCCATTCCACGAGATGAAACACCTACTGTTACACCTGCTTTAATTAGTTCTTTAAGTATATTACCTGAAGGAGTAGGTAAAATTTCTATTTTACCCATTACATTATCTCCATCCCACCAATAGTCTGAGATTAAATGAGATACGTTTTGGAGGTTTATAACTGAAGATTCTGGATGGTCTAGTTCGCCCATTGAGCGTCTTTCTTTGATAAGTTCATCATACTTATCCATTTCTCTATTCCAGAGATCTTTAGAATAATATCTACCATTTCCGTTTTTAACTTCAGCAGTAGCTAAAATTCCTTCAACCATTAAGTTACCCGTCTCCTTGTTAACATTTTCTGTTAATTGAAGAGGGTTAACCTTAAAGGTATTAGTTTCTATTAAGAGTGATTTACCCATTATCTATATTTTTTTTAATAAAATCTATAGTTTTCCCAAAATCTTCAACTTTTGGTTTAAATGTATAAGAACTAAAATCAGGGAAAGGAACGGTTCCATCTTGGGTTATTTTACTAACACCTGGGTTAGTAACAATATGTACAGTAAATTTTTCTTTATCTATAAATGGTTTACCATCAGTTCTTTCTGCATCCAAAGCTACAACAAATCTACCTTTATTGTCTGTTGTATCACGGCTACCATCTCTTCCATCAAAAGCTTTAAATCCTGTAAATTTAATAGGTATTTTTTCGCCCCTATAGCTTACAACCATATCATTTTCATTTAATTGCTCATTTTCATTAATAGTTTCCACTTCATCTACGATTTCTTCTCTTTGATATGTTTTACCACACATTTTTTCATACATTTTTCCCATCTTAGCTTTTCTTTTTTCTAAGACTTTAACTTCTTTTTGCATGGCTTTCATTTTCTTCTTATCTACTAATTCAGATAAGTTTTCATCTTCGGATACCATATTGATACGGCTCATTTTACTTTCAATAACTTCATCTATTTTATTTAATTTAGCTTCTAAAGCTACAATTTGGGCTTGTTTATCAATTTCAGCTAAATCAGTATCAATTGATTCTTTTTTAGCTTTTTTAGACATCTTTTTCTTTTCGATTTTTTCACCTTTTTCTACCCCAGCACCAAATGCTTCTTCTTCACCTTTATCTTTTTTATCTACACCTTTAGCACCTTTATCATCGCGCTGGAATTCATCATATGATTCTCCCATTAAAGATTCCTTAACCACTTTTTTAAGCTTATCCGAATATCCACTAGCAGCATATTTACCACTAACTTCTTCCAACTCTGTATCTTCATATCCAATTCCTTCTACACCAAAAGCAGCATTTTTCATATAATACTGACGATCTTTAGCTAAATTTTTACTTACAATTTCTTTAATTTCATCAATTGTTTTATCTGGGTTTTGTTTAGCTTCAAAGTAAACACCATTCATTACTTCTTGACCAATTTGATTATCTAAATTCTTTTGATCTTTATAGTCAAAATTATGGTCTTCAATTTCTTCAACAGATTTAGCTACTTTTTTAGAATCAACTTTTACAGCTTCATCTTCTTTTTCTCTTTTGCTTTCTTCAGCTAAAAATTCAGCAAATTTATTTTCAAAATCTGCTTTAGGTGTAGTTTCTATTTGGCTAATAGGTTTAAGATCAATATATCCTAAATTTTCATTTAGCAAATCTTTAAATAATTTTTCTGCTTTTTTCATTCTTTTGATTTTAGTAATGTTTCAATATCTTTAAAATAGTCAGTAATTAAATCTGTTCCTACTACTACACCAAAACTTTGTGGGTTATTTCTGTAGTATTTTATAGTTTCAATTTTACTCTGACGTAGTAATTTTTTTAGTTCGTCTAATTTATTTTCAAGTACATCAAAAGCTCTTATACGTTCTTCTTGGAAGTTTTTAGCTTTAGATTCTTCTTGTTCAATTAATTTATACTTATACATATCCATGAGGTTTGTCATCTTTGAATAAGTTTTTAACTTCTAAACCACTACCTTTTTGGACATAATTCCCATTTTTATTTTTAGGAACTAATTTAAATTTAAATTTTTTAACGTAATAATTATCCTTTACACCTTCTGGTCCTGCTTTTGGGCCGGGTCCTAATGTTGCCCCTACTCCTTCAGGTAATTTTTCCTGTTTTTTAGGTTTTTTAAAAGCATATTTAGTTAAATAAGCACCTGCACCTGCTGAAGTAGATATTTCTTCTACTTCTTCTTCATTCATAGTAAATCTTTTATAAGATTCAGGATAATTTTTTCTAATATGTGTTCTATATTTGTTAAATATATTACGAATATCATTTGCAATATCATCAATTACTTCATCTTTAGTTTCACGAGATAAAGCAGTTATAAACTTTCTTAAATCTTGAAATTCTTTAAAGGTAGAACCAATAGCAGGTACATTTTCAATATCCCATGAAATAGCACCAGTTTCAGGGTCAATATCTACAACTGTTGACTTAACACCATCTCTTACTTCAGTATCCCCTACTTTAAATTTTTCACTAAGTTTATACTTGAACCCCATTTGCTACTTTAATTTCTTTTACTAATTCGTAATATTGTAACAAGTCAACTAAATTATCATTTGTAATTTTAGTAGTTTTATCTAATTCAACTAAATATTTAGCTACTTCTGTAATTTTAATTTGTGTAGCTTTATCTTTAATATTTTTAACTTCTTCGTTTAAAGTAGCTTGTAAGTCATTTATTTTACTATTGTAAAAATCTCTTAATCCAGGGGTTGAATCTACCGAATTAATAAATTCTTTAAGTACTTGTTTTTGTTCTGTAGATAAATTTTCGTATTTAGAATTAAATTTTTCTAAAAGTACTTTATAAGTAAGAATTCTTAAATCTTTATCATATGTTTGAAATTCCTTTAGAACATCTTCTTTAACTTCTTTTTCATTTACTTCTTGTTTAGTTAAATGTTCTAATAAAGTTACTTTATTATCTATTAATTGTTGGGAATCACTAGCTTCTTTTGAGTTATATCCTTCAATTAAAGTGTATAGTGAAGCTAATTCTTTATAGTTTTTAATTTTAGCACCAAAGAAAACATCTAAATCATAATGTTTTTTGATTTCATTAATTAAATTATATTTTTGTTTTCTTAACGAGGTACGATTAAATTTAGAAGAAGATTCTAAAATAGTAGATATTACCATATTAGCTCTTCCTTCATTTAAAACTTTAGATTTTAAAATTGATTCATACAACTTATACTCGCGACCCAAAGAAGTTTTTACAAAATGTTCTTTAAGTATATCAATAGCTGGAGAGTCTCCACCTTTTAATGTATCCGCAGTAATTTGACGCACCAATAGTTCAAATAGGATACCCGTATTTTTGTACTTGGAGTGTTTAATTTTCATCAAAAAATATATTTATTTATAAATATGTAAAGATTATTATTCCTTTAATTGTTTTTCATCTAAAAGTGATGTATTATCTTTATCATGTTCAAATACTAATTGTTTTTTATTCATCTTTTTGAACATACTTTGATTTTTTAAAAAAGTACTTTGGGCATTTTCAAGAGCTAAACCTGATTTATTTGTGTCTGTTCTACTATCTCTTGAATCATTTTTATCTGTATCTTTCATACGTTTTACACCTAATGGGTCTTTTCCAAAATTACTATCTTGTTTCCCATGTTTAGTAATACTATCTTTAGGACGACCTAAATCAGAATCCTCATCATACCCATCAGGAACATTTCCAGGATCAGAATACATTCTTCCTTTACCATACAATGAAGCTAAATCATGAGGAGTACCATAAGATTTACCGGTTTCAACTGGGTCATTACCTTCGGCCTCAATTTGTGCCATTCTAAACTTACGTTTAGCATCTTCACGCATTAAATCTCTATATTCATCATATTGATCCTCTGATAAATGGAAAATATTATCATAGATCCAATCTGTAGGGAGTAATCCTTCATTTTTAAGTGATGTAGCTAATTCAGTTTTAGACTTCATTAACTCAATTTTTTCTTGTTCAAATATAATAGATGGAGTTTGCATTGATAACTCAAAGTTAGTTAATGCTTCATCTCTATATCCTTGAGAATATAAATGAACAAGTGCTATTTTATTAAGTTCTGATACTAGTATTCTTTGTATTCTTTCAATTGTACGAGCGAAACGAATATCTTCTGCTGCTAATGTAGCTTTACCTTCAATGTTTTCATCATATCCTAAGAATGCTTTTGGTATCTTAAGAGCAGCAAATAACTTATCTCTTAAATATTCAACATCTTGAATACCATCATATGCTAAACCAGGAGTGGTTTCAATTTTTGTTGTTGTGTCATTTCCACGAACAGGGATGTAGAAATCCTCCATCATGTTTTGCATGTTATATTTCAAATTGTATTCCCCTGTCTTTTGGTCAACATAAGGAGTACGTTTCATTTGAGATATAGTTTTTTGCATAAAATTTTCTATTTCATTTGGAGGAATAGATCCAACATTCATATAGAAAATACGTTTTTCAGGGGCACGAGCAATTCTATGGATCAACATTGCATCCTCCATTAGCGTATATTGTTTAAACAATTTACGTCCCGGTTCAATATATGAACGACCATAAGGGAGATAATTGACATCACCAATTAATCTGAAGTGAGCCATTTCATAATTATCAAAAAATATCCCATTTTGGTTATTTTCAAAAGATTGACCAGGAACTCTGTATAATCCAGAATTAGAACTAACTAAACCATCTGGGGAATATTTGTATCTAATTTCAGAGGGGTTTTCAGGATTAAATCCTTCTTGTCTCTCAATATGGTAAGCAGTGTAAGGTATAACATTATAAACACCGAATTTTTCTGAAATTTCTAATTTTAAGAAAAAATCTCCATATTTAGACATTTGTCTAACCCATGACCATAAATTAAACTCAATATTTAAAACATCATAAAATAAATTATAAAGTATTTTTTGGATATCTTCGTTTGAAGAACGAATAGATAATACTTCACCCATATCATTTTTTAATGTAGATTCATCAGCTATAATATCTAAAGCAGAAGCTATAATTGCATCCTGATCCATTAAATCATATTCTGAGTATAATTGGGGTCTAAGGTATTGATAGTTTACATTAAATTGGGATCCGTATAAGGAAGAAGGACTAGTAGAAAATATTCTATTATATCTATCTATTAATGAATTTGTTTGTAGTTCACCACTAGTTTGAATTGTGTTACTATCAATTACTTTTACTTGGTTCCCCCCTGCGTTACGAATAATAACGTCAGTTGAAAATAATCTTTGTAATCTACTAAATAAGCCTTTATCTGCCATTGTATATAGTTATTGTTATAAATATTATTATAGGAGCCAACTAATATCTTCTTTACCATGGTTTGTGTCTATATGGTAAGGATTATCAACTCCACTAGAAAAATAGCCACCTTGATAAGTAGTTCTATTTACTTTTATATTACCTAATGCATTTCGGGTTGCATCTAAACCTCGTTGTCTTAGTTTTAAAGCCGTATCTCTAATATACATAGCAATACCAAAAGACATAACTAAATCATCGTTATATCCTGATTGTGCTTCTGCTCTTCCGTTACGCCAAATAAATACTTTCATTTCCTCTATCAACCTTTTAGATTGAATTGTTACTCCTTTATCACTAATATATTCTTGAAATTTACCTATTACCATAGGTCTAGTTCTAGATGACATAGTAAAACCAGCTACCATTTTTGAATGGTCTTGGTATTTGTCAAAATACGAATCAGCATTACGGGAATCACTCCTTTGTGAATAGTAGAGGTTAGGGTATGCTCTATCAATTGCTACTTGTATAGTTGCCCAACCAATATTTGCATTTTCTATTACTAACATTGCTTCATTATACTCCGTAGCTAAACCAACTAATAAATGACCATATTCTTTTGTTCCTAATTGTCCTTTATATTCTGCAACTTGTACATTATTTTCTACATCAATTACATGACATGCTGAATAATCTTTTCCATCACCTCTAGATACATCAGCTACTACAATATAATCTCTTGAATAATCAGGTGATTCCCAAACCCATAAATTTTGATCTGCACCCCGTTTTTCCATGGGATCTTTTATATAAGTTTTTTCGTAATATTCTATATATTCAGGATAAAATACAATATCACCAGAAGTTGAAAAATCACAATCACATTCTTGAGCTGCCATTCTAGGATCTCCTAATAATTCATCTTGTCTATCTCTCCATGCTTGGTCTCGTTCTGGGTGAACATACCATGGCAATTTAATAGGTAAAAATTCATTTTCTGCTGCTTCTGCTCTTGCCCATGTTTGATGAAACCAGTTACCTGTACCATAAGGAGTGGATAATGCTATACACCCACCACCAGTTGCTAATGTTTGTTGAGCTGATGCCCATATCTCACCAATATTATCAATGAATGCTGCCTCATCAATTAATAGTAAAGATACTGCTTCGGATCTACCAGCATCTGAACTTGCTGAAGTAGCTTTAATTTGGGACCCATTATTTAATCTTAATGTTAATTTATTATTTTCATCAGCATCTACTTTAAGCCAAGAAGGTAAATTCTCATACATGAATTTTACCTTTGTAACCATGTTTTTAGCAGTTTCCTGTTTTGTAGCAATACATAGAATATTTTTGTCTTTATGAAATAACATTAACCATAAAGAATAACCTGCTCCTAAAGTAGATATACCTAACTGTCTTGATTTTAGTACAATACTATATGGATTATCTCTAAATAACTTGAGTACTTTTTCTTGAAAGGGGTATAGATTAAATTGTATGCGACCACGTTGTGGGTGCTGTATATAACAGTATTTACGCATAAAATGTACCGGATCTTGGGCACATTTTAAATATTCTTGACGTATTACTTTTTTTAAATCAGACATATATTATTTTACTAAAAGGATTGTTGCAATTACAGCTACAACCCCTGCTCCAGCAGTTAGTTTATTTTTAAATTTTTGCTTTTTTAAATCAACTTGTAATTTTTTTGAAAGCTCTTGGGATAGTGCTAACTGGTCAGTTTTAGTAAAAAGAATAGAATTAAAATTATCTATTTTAGAATTTAAATTAACGATAATACTATCTTTTAAAACTACTTTTTGTTCTAAAAGTTTGATTTTATCTACAACTAATATCAATTCTTCTTTAGCTCCATCACCTGTAATTAAATCTTTAATTACTAATTTCGCTATTGGCTTTTTTAATTGAATCGAAGTACTGTCTGTAACGTTCTGTGAAAAACTGTTGAAGCTCATCATTGTTAAAATTATCAACAGCGTCCACTTTAGTGCTAATTTCATACCTTAAATTGTTTATTTTATTATCTTTAAGATCAAGTTCTTGATCTAATACCCCAATTTGTTGGTTTAATGTATCGATTTTAAAAGTCAATTCGTCATTTTCACTGTGTAACGAATCGACTTTTTTTTCTAATGCTTGAATTTTAGCATTATATTCTTCTACATAGTCTTCTTTTTTATTAAAAAATGTAAAAACTATGATACAAGCTCCTATTATAACTAAAAGGTTAAGATTCTTTTTTAACCACATTATTTTATTTATCTATGATAGCTTCTAACTCTTTTTTGAGTTTTGTCTTTTTCTTAAGATCAGCTACAATTTTTTCTTTTTCAGCCCCTTCAGCTTTTTTATAATCGCGAGCCAAAGATTTCATTTGTTTAGTTAATTGAGCAAGTTCTTCCTTTGCTTTAGCTAAACCTTTAGTTGCTTTTAAATCTGCTTTAGTTGGTTCTTTATCTTCTTCTTCTGTTAAACCTGCTTCTTCTTTTGCTTTAGCTAAATTAGCCATTGCTTTAGTTAACTCTTCTGTATCTTTAATATCTTGTTGAGTTTTAGCATCTTCACTTAATGTAGATAAAATTTCTTCTTTAATAAAGGCTGTTAATTCAGATTTTTTCATTATATAATATAATTAGATTTTATTATAAATATATTAAAGGCCAGTAATATTTAATATTTGTTTAATTCGTTCATCTGTAGATCCAGATATTTCTTCTACTACTGGACATCTATGGCCATATCTTTTGATGAGAGTTGTGATTGTAAAATCAATTAAATCTCTATAATGTTCATCTGTTTCTCTTACACCATTGTCCTCAACAGGAATACCATAAGGAGAAATATAAAAAATATAATCATATTCCGAGATAAAGTCTTTAGCGTACTTTTCAAATTTTTCTTTTTCATTTTGACCAATTGATTTAGCATTTAAAGTAAAAGCCATAACATCTATTACAGTTCTATCCGTAATAATATTATCCTGAAATAGCTCAGAACAACGTTCTGCTAAAAATACTGTTTGACCTTTTAATGTAGAATCAGTATTAAGTGGAATACCCTGCTCCATTAAAAATTTAGAACGTTCTGTTCTAAACATATAATCTTTAAATTGTTTTGTTTCTTTTAAAGCATTAACTAATGTAGTTTTACCTACACTCATTGTACCACATAAACCTATTTTCATATCTTAATTTCTATAATCTGACAATTGTGATTTCATTGATTGATTTTTATAGAATGGAATACCTTCTCTTTGACGTCTCATTTCTTTCCAATCTTCTTCTGTTTTTTGATAACCATAAAGATAATATTCTGCTTTTTTCTCGTTACCTTCAGGTATTAAAGCGGGACCATCCCAATTGTGTAATTTACCATCCCAGGTATAAGCAATTGTACCATCTGGTTTTGTTAATCTTCTTGATTTTGGAAATGTTTGTCCTGTTTCTATGTTCATAATAATGTTTTTATTTAATGTAAATATACGAAAAATATTTTAATTCTCCAAAAGTGATTCAGCAACATAAGTACCTTGTGCACCACTTACCGTTATACCTCTAGCTGATAAAGCATCGCCTACAAAGTGTACGTTAGGATACTTAGTGAGTGCTAAATTAGTATAATCGACAAGTGGCTCAGGTGATAGATATTTTACTTCAGGAACATAAATACCCCAATCATCTTCAAGTGTTGGGAATACTTTTTTCATATCCTCTATAAAATCCAATACATACCAAAAATAAGGTTGCATTGCTTTAGTTATTTCATGTAGTGTATCTACTTTAACTGCTGATACTTCTACACCTTCAGATGTTGTAGATGGTTCTCTACTTGGACTATAATATAAACCAGTACCATCTTTTTGTAGTTTATTTACTACATCTCTAGACCATTCAAATGGTTTTTCAATACCTCTAACTTCCATTAGAATACCAAAATTGGTCATATCATTTCTAAATGCTTCATCTTTTTTGGCATGTCCATTGTAACTATGGTCTCCATATGTTTCTTCTACAGCAACATAAGCAGCGTTATTATTTGTACAAAATGATCTTAATGATACACCTTTATCTTCATATTTTCTATACAATTTAAAATCATAAGAAACATCAATTAATTTTTGAAAGTGTTTTTGTGGTGCTTCAAACCTAACACCTATTTGTACTGGTTTTGATTCAGTTGGTAAATCATATTTTTCAGCTAATTGTTTACCAAAGTCAATACCTGATTTACCTACACCAAAAATAAGTTCATCATAATCTATCCAATCATCTCCTAACCCAATATGT